CTTAATGCCACTGAAAACATTCTTTATACCGTCCCACAGGTTGAGTGCCCATTGCTTCACGGTATCCCAGTGCTTGTACAAAGCGACACCGATAGCGATAACCGCGCCGATTGCTATTACGACCAGTCCGATAGGTGACGTAACAAACGTCATAATCGCACCAAACGCACCTGTGACCACGTTTAAGGCTTGTGTCGCCGCTATCTGAGCAATAGTCGCGGTAGTAAGCGGTGCGAACGCAGCCGCCTGTGTTCCCGTCATAACCGCCGAAAAAGCGATCAAACCGTTTCGTATGCTCTCAACAGTATTCGCTGCGGCAACTGCGATTTTATATGCCGTAACCGCGCCCGCAATTCCGGCAATGACAGGCGAGAGCGTGTTTGCAACCGAAATCACGCCGGATGCCATATTCATAGTTACCGAAAGTGAGTTACACAAATTCGGGATTATTACATTCGCAAGCGTTTGAATTAAATCCGTGCCGTTACCGCTGAACGCGTTTACTATACTGCTCTTGACATTTTCAAAAGCCGAGCGCAGATTTTCTATCGCGGGCTGATTGTTTTCAATCGCTGTTTTTACAGCGTTAAACACAGTCATTGCGATATTGTAAATGCCTTGAACAGCCGCAAACAGACCGTTTCCGATTGCCACGGTGAGCGTTGTGACATACGGAGTAATCGCACTCAGTCCGTCCGACATTGACTGCAAAACGCCCTTAAACTGCGAACTGCCGAGCGCGTCATATATTGCGATTTTCACGCTCTCAAACTGCGATTTCAGCAAGGTTAATTTTCCGCTTACCGTGTCATTCATGGTATCCGCCATGCTTTGAGCCGCGCCCTCGGAATTATTGATTGCGTCTGTAAGTGTTTCAAAATCGGACGGTGAAGAATTAACGATCGAGAGAAATCCCGACATCGCATTCTTTCCGGCTATCATGGTCGCATACTGTCCCTTTTCGGATTCGGTCAGCGTTGCGAATTTCGCCTGCAATTCCGGTATAAACTGCGACAGAGGTTTCATTGAACCGTCTGCGTTTACGGCAGACAAGCCAAGCTCACTCATCGCTGTCGTTACGTCCTTTGTAGGTTTTGCAAGTCTTGTCATTACACTGTTGAGTGAAGTTCCTGCCGCACTGCCTTTGATTCCGGCATTCGCCATAAGTCCGAGCGCAACGGTTGTGTCCTGAACGCTGTAACCCATAGCTCCGGCAGTCGGTGCGACATTCTTGAATGACTCACCGAGCAGCGAAACATTCGTGTTACTCTTTGAACAAGCCGTTGCAAGAATATCCGCAAACTGTGATGAGTCGCTCGCTTTAAGTCCGAAGGCGGTCAAGCTGTCGGTTACAATATCCGACACGCTTGCAAGCTCTTCACCGCTTGCCGCGGCAAGGTTCATAATGCCGCCGATACCGTCAATCATCTGTGACGAGTTCCAGCCTGCCATTGCCATGTATGACATGGCGTCTGACGCTTCAAGTGCCGAGAATTTTGTGGTCGCGCCCATCTCCTTAGCCTTTTCGGAAAGTGCGGTAAGCTCCGCGCCTGTCGCGCCCGAAATTGCCGACACGTTCGCCATGCCTTGCTCAAATTCAAGACCTGTGTTTACAACATCCTTACCGAAATTTACGGCTTGTCTTATGCTGACAAACGCGCCGACAGCGACCGCGGCTTTCGATGCAATCGAGGTGAGAATATTTCCTGTGCCGCTCGACTGAGAACCAAAGCTCTTCATTCCCGAAGTCGTGCCATTCAGCGTGGTTTTTAGGTTATTGCTCGCCGAAATAGCCGACTTCATATTCGTAAAGAAATTACCGTTATTCAGACTTAAGGTAGCTCCGATATTGCGCGCCAAAAATCCTCACTCCTCTCTTGTTATGCTCCTAAAAGAGCTTTATACTTTTCAGCCTCCTGTTCAATTTCAAGCTCCATGCTTGCTTGTAAAAACATCTTTTCGGACAGCGACAAACTCGCAAGCCTGTCCCAATCAAATCCGCGCTGAACGTAGTAATGGATAAGCTGCATATCGCCGTCCGTTTTGATTAGTTTTTTACCTGTTCGACACCGCCCATATATCCCGCGAGCTTCATGCACTCAATCGCAATCTGCGGAATTTCTCCCGGCGCAAATATGTACTCAACCACATCCATAGGTGTCGCGCAGCCGAACGCGTCCTGAACCTCTTTTGATTTCAAGTTCGGCTCGGTTATGCACTCAAAGCACATATACTTATCACCCTCGCCGGGTTCCATATCATTTGCGTCACGGCAAAGTGCACCGTCAGGCTCCTCGATTGTGATAGTAGCGTCAATGGAGCTAACATATAAATCCACGGTCTTTTTTGTTTTCTTTGCGGCAATCATCTGCTCCTTACGTCTTAAAAGCTCCGCAAGCGTTAATTTTGTATTCTTACTCATTTTAGTGTCCCTTTCTTATTTTAATTTAGTGTCCCTGTTTATTAGAGTGAATTAAAATTGAGGCATAAGTGCTGACAGGCAGTCGCAGTCGTACACAGGTACTTCAAGACTGCATGGCAGTGCTTAGGCGCAATTAGAATCGCTCTAAATGCAGGGATCGGATATAGTGTCTAAATACTTAAATCCGACAAATCCACCCGAAAACTCGTCCTCGGTAATTTTTCCGTTTTCAAACGCTTGTAATGTCAGCTCATCAAGCCAGCATGATGTAAGCTGTACGCGCTCCGTACCGCCGTTATCGGGATCATCGAGCTTTGAAACAAGCGTTAAACGCTCATCAATACCGTTTGCGAGTTTTTCGGCATAATCCTTGCCTCGTGAATAAACCTTTTTAATCTTCGCAGTCCATGAACCCGACACGCCCATAAGTTTTGAATCGTCCCACATCTGTCCTGAAAAGTTTATGGTTTCACGGTTTGTTTTGATTTTCGCTTCAAACGATGTTATCTCGTAACAGATTGAACCGTTCCACCAAAAGTAGCCGTGAGTACCACTGATTACCTTTCCGACAGCGGGGAGTTGTCTTTCATTTGCCATTTATACATCCTCCTTTATTCCATATTGATTGAGAAGTTCAAATCCTCGATTGCATCGCAGAATGTGACGGTCGCGGTTACAAAAACATAACTGCCTGTTTTCGCCTTGCGAATGTCATCATCGGAATACTCTGAAATATCATATTTCTGACTGAGCCAGTCCCTTTGTGCATCAACATCAATATCCGCTATGTTATCGGCTTCGCCATACAGCACACCTTGTCTTACAAGACCGTCAAAATACTGGTTTATAGCCGCAACAAACATAACCTTGTTGTCATAAGAATTATTAATGCCAATGTAATTCTCCTCGAATGTCGTGCGAATATCATCACGCATTAAGTCCATGCCCTCGATGATTTTTATTTTCTTCATATCGTCTGTCTTGTCACCGTTCAAAACCGAAAGAGAGTTAATGCCGCGACCGACCTTGACCTTTTCACCGTCATCAATCAAGATGAACTTGCCGTTGTCAATATCCTCATCGGGAGTAAGGCTTTCGGTTATGCTGTCAATCTCGGAAAGTACCTGATATGTAGCACTCTCCGTCATTGAAAGTCCGGCAAGCAGTCCTGCGATTCTCGCACAGTATTCGTAGCTTGTGTACGTCTTTGTGCCGACCTTTATTCCTTCCGTTGAGAAGTTGACAATGCCCTCATGGTTCGGCTTATTTTCCGAAGCCGTACACGGCAAAACAGCCTTAAAGGTTTTCTTGGCGGCTCTTTGAGCAATAATCCAATTCTGAATTGTCGCAACATCATCCGAACGCTTTTCAATCCCCGGAACAGTCAGCCAATTCCATGACTTGTTCTTTAGTCTTGCAAGAACGTCCTCATAATCATCGGTGGTTGCTATTCTTTCCACAAGCACACGGTTCGGCGAACCCATAAACACCTTGTTCAGATAATCAAGGTTTGTCGCTGTCCAGTGTGATTTCACAATATCCGCTTCATAGTTGTACTTGTAGCTTGTATAGCCGTCGCCGGATTTCGTATCATCGGCGAGGATAACCGCAACGATGCCATTCTCGCTGCGTTGTACAGCGGTTTCGGCTTTTGATTTAAACTCAATTAAAATTTCGGGTAATCCCATTTACAAAACTCCTTCCATATTCAAATTTTCCATCTGTTCATACTCTTCATCGGTATCAACCGCCTGTATAAACGAAAGGTCGAAATAGACGTACAGAACCGTCTTTTCGACCTCAAATTCAATTTCTTCAATTGTTATGTGTCTGCCCATAATGTCAAACGGCTTATGGAAAAACAGCTTTTTTATTCTGTTTGCCGTATCAACGCAATCCTCGACCGTTTCGTCAGCGGAGATGTATTTAATTTCAGCCGAGTCTGTGACTTCCTCCAACGCACCTCCGCTTGTGAGAAGTCTTGCGCTTGCAGGAAATACAGACACAAATATTGCAGGCTTTGCAAAGCCCTCATCAATTTCAGACGCTACCACATTAAAGCCGCCGTCTGTCAAAATCTCCGCAAGCCTTGTCTGTATGTCTTTCTCCGTTATCATGTTATACCTTTATATCCTCCGTCAAATTATCAAGCATTTTCTTTGCTCCGTTTTCAAAGCTCGACTGTGCCTCGGAGATGGATTTCTCAAGCATATGCTTTCCCTCAACATATCCGCCGGACTTTATTCCACGAGCCGAACGCTGTACACGGTTCAGCTTGCGTCCTCGCTCTCTTGTACGACCTCCTTGTACAACTTCATGACCTAATTCTATAAGGTGAGCGTGCGGAGCTGTCGATTGTATTCTAACAACCCGAACCTTTCCGCTCTTATACAGCTTGACCTTTTTCAGCCGCCATGAATTACGGAGCTTTTTTGTTTTAACAGGCGTAAGCGATTTCGTTTTCTTGTTTACCGCCTGTCCCTGCGCCATAAGAAGAGCGTCCGCTTGATTTGGATATTTCTTTTCACAGCGTTCAAATGCCTTTTGCAGCTCATCAAATCCAAATACGTCAACATTCTTTGCCATATCCGTTTCTGTCCTTTTCCTTTGCTACGATTTGTAGCTCTGTGTTACGTTCATTTACATTCAGCACAGAAACAATATCAAGTTCCTGAGTGTTGAATTTAATTTTCATATCAGTCGTGATATTAGGGAAGTACCGCGTAATCACCTTATATGTTGTTTCCTCGCGTATTTTCTGTGCTTCCTCATATTCACGGCCCGTGGTCGGTGCTACAAATGCCCATACAGTTTTATATTCCGTATACTCCGGCACATTTTCACCCATAGAATTCTTGTATGTTCCTGTCGGTTTCAGAAATATTATCCTATGTCTAAGCTTTGAAAAATCCATTAAAATGCCGCCTTTCTGTACGGCTGCAGCAACGTGTAAAACACACTCGGAACACCTGACTTTGTGCCGTCCCTCTGCTCGAAAAAATATCCGATACATATGAGCATAGCCTGCTTGTAGCTTTCCGGCAGGGTTTCCGGCAGTTCAATCCGAGTGTAGTTTTCGCACATTTCATTTGCCAAGAGGATAAGTATCCGCAAATACTCATCCTCCGCGTCAGTGTCAAGCCGTAAATATTCCTTTACTTCATCAAGCGTCAGCATTGGTATCACCCGACTTTGTTTTAGTGTCCCTTTTTGAAGATGCTTTGACTTCCTCGGCATATCCGGCTTTTATTAAATCCTTACCTATGTCGGCTGTGGTTTCCACAGTTTCGCCCTCGGCAAAGCTGAATGCCAAGCCGGAGCATGAGGTCAATATTTTAAGTTTCATTCGCTTACGCTCCCATCTTCAACGTCTTTACAGCCTCCGGCAATATCAGCTTGCCGTCCAGTCTTTGGAACACTCTAAAGCCGACCTGTCCGTTCTTTGCGAACAGCTCATTTAATCTCTGAAAAGTTCTGCCTTGTCTGTCCGAAATCCAGTAATACGACAAGTCACCAAACAGCATGATTTTATTATCGCTTCCGATTTCAGGCATATATGACGAGGTCTGTATCGG